ATTCTGTAGGTAAATAGTTATTCGCCATATTCTACCTCCAATATCATTTCTAGATAGTGTATTGCTTTATGTATATCTTTAGCTCCATCACCTTTTCTTCTATGTCTAGTAATATATTTTAATGCATTACCTTCACAAAAAGTTAAATTATTTTCCATTATATAATCAATAGGTTGTATCTTACAATCTTTATAATGTTGACCACCTACTTGTTTATTACGAGCTGCTAACTTTTTTATATCAGTTTTTCTAAATCCATTATTTTTTACAGTTCTTACTGTTTCTTTAATAGCTTCATCCATCATTCCCATTTTAATCTCCTATAGTTTACTAATAAAATAGGATATTACTATTAATAATATCCCTGTTATAATTCCTAATAAATAAAAACTCAATACATTATCTGTATTAGAAATAAAGTATATCATATCACTAATCATAATTCAATTAGTTATTTAATATTTTATTAATTCTTTTTCTAACGTATTGAATCTTCTTTGATTCTAAAACTTTATATGCAAATCCTCTTACATATGTAGGTTCTAATCCTGCATTTTCACATACTAATTCAAAATTAGAACAAGTAACTCCTACAGTAGCAAAGAACCAAGCTTTAGCTTGATCTCTTGCAACTATACTAATATCTGATTCTCTTTGTTCTTTCGGTTTAGTCGCATCCAATAAAGCTTGTAATATTACTGCTAAGAATAATAATTTCTCAGGAGTAGAATTACTATACGATTTCTGAAAGTATTCCGTACAAATTATTTTTTCTTTTTCTTTCATTGATCCACTCTTCTGGAACTCCTTCTCTTAAAGAACTATATTTAAATTTATATTTATCACACCAAGAACCATTAGTCATTTTACCACCTTTATATAATTTAGCTTTTGGATTATCAAATATAAATCTTATATCTAATTCTGGTTTTTGTTTTCTTATAAACAAATGTTTCTTTCTATCTTCTAAAACAAATCTACCTTTAACTTCTAATATAATACCATTCTTTAATAAAAAGAAATCAGGAACATATGTTTTATTTTCTAACCATTCATATTCTATTTTACCTTTTTCATATTCACATGGTATCTTTTTTTCTTTTAGTAGATTATATATCTTTTCTTCAGACTTACTACGAAACACTTATTTCTTCCACATCAGGTAACCTTTTAACTTCCGTAAGAAACCTAATACCTTTTGCATACTTGAAAGCTCTGAGCCCTTTTCCTTGGTTTGAGTCGGACCAACATACCACTTTATGGTTGCAATATACACACCCAATAGGTAACTTAAAGTTTCCACTTTGTCCATCAGGAATATCTTCATAGCATTTAGGTGGTGCATTATCTTTTTGTAAAACTTTTTTAAGGTGTTTAATCCTGTCTTCTGCATTTATCATCTCCATATCATGTAATTTTAATAAAGCTAGATTACCATTTTGTTTATCAATAGCAAAGAATGCAGCTTCTTTATCGCCATTAGCTTCTGCATAAGCTGATATTTGTGCTATATAACCAAATGGATCATCTTCTGTTAATGTACCATAAGCAAACTTTTTAAAAGATGTAGCTGATGCACTCTTAACATCAACTAAAACTCCATCTATTCTGCAATCCTGATGACCAGTAATATTACCTACAGTAACTTCTTTTTGTTCTTCAGATACAGAATGTCCAGCAAGTTTAGCAAATGCTAGTAATAAAGATTCTAATATATGTCCATATAAAAACTTTATTCTAGTAGGTGAACTAAACTGTTTTTCTTTATCTTTACTTTTAGAATCATACCATAATTGTCTATCTGGTTTTCCTATAGCAGATAATCTTAAATTATTTTTACCTATTGGTTCGTTGTATAAATATTTATAAACATGCTCTTGTACTTGACGACCTAACTCTTCTGTAATCTTCTTGGCTTCTTTCTTAGAGACACGAGACTTATTAGATAAATCAAATAAGCTATAAATATCTGCAACTAATGTATTAATATCTTTCATAAATAAAAAAGAGGGATAGTAAAATGAACAAAAACTACCCCTCTATCTCTACAGGATTAAGAGAATGCTACTGAACTTTTTTCATCACTAGCAACGTAGCCATCTTTAACTACTTCAAAAGAATCTGTATCGAATGAAGTATCTGCATAAGGTACAAGATTAGCTACCTGCACAGACTTTAAGTCTGCAGACGTACCTTTTCTTCCTTTAAACTCCCAATCATAGGTAGTATAAAGAACATTGACATCAGAGCCATTACCAATTAATGTATTAGGCATAACTCTTTTTTGAGCATCTACAAGCTCTGGAGCTCTATTCATTTGACCATCTTTTCTTCTTACTTTTCTTTTGATAGTCACAAAGTCTCCTCTATCATCTCCTTTATTTTTAATAGTAAGTCCTTCAGCTTTTATTTGCTCAATAGACTTCTTATCTAAATTTCCTACATCTATAGTCCAAACACCATCTGCATCAAATGTTGTATTTGGATTTGTTACACTAGCCCAATAAGCTTTTCCTGTTATTACTGCCATATTTTACTTTCCTTTCACTGATATAATATACTAAGTATATTGTTATTAAAATTAAATTATAATTTATTTAAACTACAAAGTCAAGTACTATTTTAAAAATATTTACTCTCTTCGTAAGAAAGAGAGAGTAAATTATTTTTAATGTGTTTCTGCCCATGTAAGTCCTTGTTTCCATTCACTATCTAACTGACAATGTACATCTAATTCTTTTTGAGTCTTTGTCATTGCTTCTTTAGTTATCTGACCAAACTTAAAAATATCTGTAGACTTAACTTCAAATTGGTATTCATCATGTATAGAAGCTACAAGCTTTGCATCTATACCTGCATCTTTTATCATACTTATCATACTGACTAACCATTGTTTACATACAATAGCACCAGCACCCTGTAGTAATGTATTTAAAGCACTATGAGGACTACGTACTTGAAATACTCTACCATCTAGTCCTTTAATATATCCTTGTTCTCCAGCTTCTTGAACTTTGTTTCGTAAGCTTTTAAGAGCTGGCATATTAGTTAAGAATCTATTAACTAGAATCTGTCCTTGTTTAGCATCACCACCTACTACCTTACCTATCTTAGCTGGACCTGCACCATAAAGAAAAGCATATATAAATGTCTTTGCTTGATCTCTATTAGTTAGTCCTGCCATATTCATATTAGCAGTATGTATATCTCCATTTAATAATTCATTAGTAAAATTAGAATCATTCATATAATGTGCTAAACATCTTAGCTCAAGTCCACTAGCATCTGTGCCAACTAATGTATAGTTTGATGGATCTGATACAGTCCAACATTCTCTACATTCTTTACCATAAGGAGAATAAATTGCTGGAACCTGAGCTAAGTTAGGAGAATTATGAGCCATACGACCTGTAATGGTTTTAAGTGTCATTACTCTACCATGTACTTTCCCATCATCTTGGCATGACTCAATCCAAGACTTAATCTGGGAAACTCTTTTTTGTAATAGTAAATATCTAGAAAACATTTTAGCTTCTGGCATATTAATATTACGTAATACTTCTTCATTAACTATTACATTACCTTTATCTGTTTTAAGATTAGGTTTCCATCCTTTTTCTATTAGACGTTCTGCTATTTGTTTTCTACTACCAATATTAAAAGGTATATATTTTATTTTAGTTTTTAGTTGAACTTCTGTAGGAGGAAATGTATCTTCTGCTTTTCTAGAAAGCGAATCAGCTTCATCTTCTAATGTAGCCATAAGCTTAGTAGCTTTAGGAAGATCCAAAGCAAAACCATTTTCTTCTTGTTCATCTATAATAATTCTTACTGCTTTTTCTAAATCAATAGATCTTGTAGAGAATCTTTCTTTCTCTTTATCTAAATGATTCATAACTTTATGTGTTATATTAACATCTTGTTTACAATACTCTAACATCTCTGGTGTATAAGTATTAAAAGAATCTATATCTCCTTTAGGAAACTTAAACTTATCTCCCCATCCTTTAAGACCATGACCAGTTTCTCTAATAGGATTAAATAACTGTGATTCTAATAATGTATCTCTTACTTGACTAGGTTTAATAGACGAACCAGTAAACTTATTTAATATAGGAGCATCAAAAGATAAACCATTATGCATAATAAATGTATCTATATTCTTACTCCATTCTCCAAACTGTTTAGTATCTTCTTGTACCCATTCTTTTATCGTATTAGTTTTAGGACACTTAGCTACTATACAATGTATCTCTGTAGTTTCATTCTTAAAACCATTTGTTTCTATGTCAACTATTGCTGCCATCTTCATTCTCCTCTATACTTGATACATAAAATTCTTCATCTACATATGTAAAACTATCTGGTTTCTCATATCTTTCTGCTCTTTGTTGTGCTGCCTTTTCATCTTTAGCTTCTATTTCTTTTCTAAAGTAATGAATCTTTTTAGCATACAAAGTAAATCTAGGCATTAGTTTCTCCTTTATCTTTTACTTTAAGTATTTTTATTAATCTTTCTTTTGCATTTAATTCATCTTCTATTGATGCAGTAGTAGTATGTAATGTATAATCCCATTGAGCATCATCTCCATAGATTGTTTCTTCATATATTACATCTACTAAGTTTTCTTCAGATATTTTAAATTCTTTTATTTTTTCTTCATCTTCTTCATTTATTCCACCTGGAACTTGTTCTGTACTACAAGCCAACTCTTGTAACTCTTCATCAGTTAATTTTTTATTAGCTTTAACAGTCCATACTCTTGTATCTGTTGTTGTTTCTTCTACTGTCCATTCATATTTGTATTTCATTTTTATTCTCCTTATTTTCTGTAGCTCCACACCAGCTACATTCTTCTCCTTTACCTATAAACATTTCCATTTTTTCTACTGGACAATAGTGATACCACATCCAATGTCCATCATGTTTAGTTAGTTTACCTTCTTCATATTTCATTTT